CCATATGAATATGTCCAGATAAAACATAATCTATACTTATTCCATCATGTAAATATTTCATAAGAATTTTAGATAAACTATCAACAACATCTCTACCTGTCATTTGATGACCATGAATAAGTAATATATTTTGACCTAAAATATTAATTACTTGTTCTAAAGGACTTGTAGATAAATGTATTTTAATTCCTTCTGAATTTAAAAATCTATGGTATAACATAGCTAATAGTGTATAATCGTAAGAATCAGAAGAAACAATATCCGAATATCCTATTTGCTCTGTTAATCTTGATTCATTACCACAAACGCCAAAGAAGTCTATATTAAAATCTGTATTTAAATCTAATAAGAATTGACTTACAATATGACATGCTAATACTGTTGCTTTTGCTCTATTTGTAGCATTATTTAATTGTTTGTCTAAAATATCATCTTTGTTTAATAAATCTCCTGTAGAACAAACAATAACTTTAGTAATTCCATTAGCTTTAAAGTATTCTTTAGCCTTATAAGCTAAATATTGTAATCTTTTACTTGCTATTTCAAAATCAAACTTATTAGACCTTAAATTTATAAGATTGTTAAAATGTGCATCAGATATATGAACTATTCCAACCTTATCAAAACTAGGTATAGTAGTATGTTTTATAGTAAAACTATTTAGATTATGTGCTTTAATTTCATTTATAAGCTCTTCATTAAATTCTTTTATAGCATTATAAATTCTTGTTTGTTCTCTAAAGCTTTTTCTTTCAACCCTATTTCTGTCTTGAAAATATTGCTTTTGTCTGGCTAACTTTACATTTTCTTCAACAATTTCATCATCAGGACTTCCAACAAGTTCTATTTTAAATTCTTTTTGCCACTCTCTAATTTGAGTTGTTGTAATATTTTCTGTCCATGACATTTCCGCAGATAGATGAACTTTATGCCTTAGTTCATTAATACAATTGTCTCTTGATGGGAAATTATTAGCCATCCACCACTCTCTAAACTGATTCTTTAAATCCATCTTTTAAACCTCTGTCTTTTCTTCAAACATATCTACTGGACATTCCCAAACAGGGGTAACTATGTCATATTTAACACAGTTCTCATAAACTGCATTAGCTATTGGACAGTTATTCTCTCTATTTTCTAAATCTAATTTTTTACAACCATAACATAGGCAATTCTCTCTATGCTTACCTTTATTATTAGATTTTACGATGACATCTTTCCCATGATGGTCATAAACTTCAAAACTCATTTTAAACCTCTTCTTTAATATTATTAATAGAATGCAATGTTGTTATACCTAAAGAGTTCCACATTTTTATATTTTTAATTTCATCGTCTACAGCTAATTTTATATCAAATCTACCTTTTATTGAAGAAGTATATATGTCTTTTTTTACCTTATCTGAATCTTCATAATTATCAAAAGGTCTCATAAATAAATGATATAAATCATTTAATTGATAATCAGGCACTCTCCAAATTTTATCAAGCATATTTCTTGTTAAATTAAGTCCATTATCTGTAGCTTCTCTTGCGGTTACAAATAATATTTTATACCCTTGTTTAGAATAATTTTCTATTAATTCTAAACACCAAGTATTAAATTTATAATTAATATAAAATTTTTCAAAATTACCCCATTCTTCTCTACTTGTTTTGTCTTTAGGATAAATATAGTGGGCATTATCTACTAAACACCCATCTATATCTATTATTACCGCTTTAGGAATATATCTCATATATCCTACCTACTATCTCTTAGGAAGTAATGAATTTACATTATCTAATAAAAGTCTTGCATGATGTAAAGCATCTGAAATATCTTCAATTTTTGCCTTTGCTTTATCAATATTTTTATCAAGTGCTTTTTGTAATTTATCAATCTTTTTATCAAAGTCTGAATGAAGTTTATCAATTTTACTTCCAAGAGTATCCATTTCTTTAATTGCTTCATCTACGCCTATTGATAAGATTTGTGATGCAAGCGAAATAATACTATTAATAATGCTTAGAATTTTTACTAATTTCATAAAATACCTCTTTCTTCTAATCTTTCTTTCAACTCTATAAGAACTACATTTTGTAATACTGACATTTGAAAAGCTTTATTTAAAAGTTTATTTAAATCATCATCTTTTAAATCATTTTTAACTTTTTGACAATATTCAAAGACTCTATCACCTAATTTTTTTAATTCATTAAATTCCATTTGACTCTCCAGACTTAATATAAATATTATAACATATTATAAAAATAAATACAAGTGTTATTTTTTATCAAATATATTTAAAATTCCAACCTTTTTCATATTCTTTATTAACTTTAATGCGTGACCTAATATATTCTCTGTTTAATCCTTGTTCTTTTGCAAAGATACTCATATTATTGCTAATAAATTCTTTACCTTCTGGATTTATAGCCTTAAAAGTTCTTTGACTTTTTAAAATTCCTCTATTATTTGATTGTTCTTTTCTTGTAGCCCACTTACAATTTTCTAAACAATAATCTCCGTTTACATCTATTCTATCTATTGTAGTATTTTTTTCTGTAAATAATTTTGAGTGTTCTAAATAACTCTCATACATATCATCTTTAAAGTTTTCAAAAGATTCTAGCCATCTCTCACATATTTTTATTCCTCTTCCTCCATAATGATTAAAATAATGATAATTCTTATTTAAACATCTATCTTTCATGCTATAATATATACTATAAAATCTAGTATATCTCATTCCATGTGTTTTTAAACTACTCATTTTATTTTATTAAATCCTTTTTTAAAAATATTAACTAAAATATATAAATAACTTTCTTCTGTATGATTAGAGTTCTTAAACCATTGCTCATAAGCCATATTTAGAATTGAATCTATAACTAATTGATAATGTGGATGTTCTGAAAATATAGTAAAGAATGTTTTATTATAGTGAACGGCAGGAGTACCATTTTGATAACCTACTTTTACATTTAAAACATCTGCTAATTTATCCATATCTGTAACTATAGACTTAAAATAATCTACTTTTTCTTTAACAGACATTTTTGTAACATCTTCTAAAATCATTCTATTATTTCACTTTCTAATATGTTTACTTTACCATCTATTATTTTGTATTTAATTTTACAACCTTTATCTACACCATTTGATGAAGAATCTATAGCTATTTGTACAGGATTAATATTTTCCCAAGCTTTTTTTATTGCTTTTTCGTCTAATGTAGAAATATATAAATCTTTTAAACAATTATTATCCTGCATTATAATTCTATAATCCTTTTAATATCATCTTTTATATCTAATCCACTTAATTCTTGTCCAATAGTAATCCAACCATTTCTAGGTTGTCTTGCAAATAATTCAATTCTTGGTAAATCTCCAAATAATTCAACTATTTTATCTGCAATAATATCTGGTTTTTTTGAATGATACTCTAAAGGACTTTCTACAATAGAAGAAATGTAATTACTTATAGGCTTCATTTTCCCTTTAATACCTAATATACAAAGTTCTGAACCTGATTTTGTATAGTATCCTGTTCCAAAATGTGTTTTACCATTTTTATATTCTTTCTTCCAATTAAAGGCTATATTTGGTATTTTAAATCCCCAATGTTTTAATAATGACAATTTATCTATTATATCAGAATCAGATGTCATAGATGTTGTAATCCACATGAATATAGCACAATTATCATCTGCTAAATCTTGTATTGGTAAATTCTTAATATCTTCTATTTTCATAGGAGGATATTTATCTGTTATTCCACCACCAAATTTAGTTTTTAGATTATTTCTTTTTGGAAAATACCAAGCAGGGTCTAAATAAATTATATTAAATTTCATTATTAACCTCAATATGCTTCCAAGTTCTTCCTCTAAAAATATCTCCAATTGTTTTTTCATTAACTTTATATATTTTAGCTATTTTTCTATTGGTAAAATTATTTTTAATATTTTTTATTTCAATAACTTGTCTTTCGGTTAATTTTGAATTAGTGGTATTTTCTCCATATTTAATTGGTTTTAAACCAGAATCATAAGCATGTTTATTATTTTGAGAACTATTACACCATTCTAAATTTTGATATTTATTATTTTCTTTATTTCCATCTATATGATTCACTTGAGGCAAATTATTAATATTATTTATAAAATATATTGCAACCAATCTATGAACTTTAAAGGCTTTTCTATTATTATTTTGCATTAAATTAACTATTAAATATCCATCTTTATCATAATATGGCTTTAATTGTTTTAATTTATTTTTTTTATAACTAAATACTTTACCATAATTACTAATATAATAATCTTCAAAATATAATATTTTTTTTACATTTAAGCCTGTTTGTATAATATCTGCTGACATTAAATTCTCACTTATATATAAATATCTATACTCTTACCTTTTTTATTTCCATTTATTCTTACATTACCACCTTGTTTATCATTATCCGTAGGGATATAATTTTTATTTGTTAATACAGGAGGTTTACTATAATAACAAGTTGGTTGAAATGGATGTCCATTAAAAACTGTATTTTTTAATGGTTGATACGGAATAATCATTTTCTTTTCCTTTTTTTGTCTCTTTTAAAGCCAAGAGATTCTATACAATCTTTATACTCTTGGCATCTATCTTCTAATTTTTGACCACCAGTCTTAATATCCAACAAACATAGCTTTATATATTCTAAACCTTTTACAACATCTTGTTTGTTTGTTAGAATTTTATTTATTTCATCTATTGCATTCTTGGTATTAAGACAAATGGTACTCATATCTTTATTATTCCTTATTCTTGAGGGTCTTCTTCATCATTTTCTTCTAATAAAGAAGCTTGTTGACCACAATAAGGGCAGGTAACTTCTTCTTGGTCTTCTTCTAAATAATCTTCATAAACAAGAAAATCACCATCACAACTTTCACAAGTAATTTCTAAAACTGTACTTTGTAACATATCCTATCTCACTTTCTTTAATATATTAATGAATAAACAATCCTGCTTTAATAAATAAAAATAAATTAATAATTACACATAATAAATGTACCCAAAAACTATGGACTCCTTCTTCTGGTTTCCCATGTTTATGCGCAGATAAACATAATCCAGTTAATATTAAAAGTAAAATTATTATTTCATAAATATTCATATTCATTCTCCAACTATTATAAGTATAGTATAACATCTTTTAAAATAAAGTCAATATCTAATTAATCTTTCTCTTTTAAAAGATATTGATTTGAGATAACTTTAAAAGATATTTGTTCTCCATCACACGCCTTAAATACTATTCCTTCACGTTTTTGACTTGTATTTAAAGATTCTCCATCTGCCATAGCTAATAATAAATCTAAATCAGCTACAAGAGGGAACGCAGGATTTAAAACAGGAACATGTTTAATATTAGTATTATATTTTTCATTAAATGAAGTAATCCAATCCATTCTTTCTTGTGGATATAAATATCTTTGTTCTGTTATGTTAAAAATATCAAATATTCTTAATTCATGATTTAAAAGACCTTCATTATTTTTTTGAATACCAACGCCTATAAGTTCTCCTTGTAAAGCGAAATCAGCACCAACTTCTTGACAAAAATCTTTTAAATATAAATTAATTTTTTCTTCTTTTACTATTTTCCAATAATTACTTGGTTCTGCTTTATATACAGGTAGATTATACCAAGGTAATATTTTAGATAATAATGTTTTAAAGAAACCATAATTAGGTTTAAAATCAGGGTCTTTAAGGTCTATATTTCTACTACAAACTCCAGTATACACATCTTTATTATATGTTGTAAGACTTGAACCATCAAGTTTTATTGTAATTTCAAATAACTTACCTTCATATTGTTTAAGTTTATTAATGATATTTTGAACTCTTTCTTGGTCTGTCTTTCTAATAAAATGTGGGAATGCACCTTTAGCTTGTCCATGCTGTTTTGCTTGAGCAGGACTCATAGGTTTTTCCCAAAGTTTAATACCAAGTTCATCTGTTACATCAAGACCTTCTGAAACAACATCCATATTGATAAGTATATTAAAATCAGTTATTGGAAGTATTAAGCCTTGGCTTATTTGACCACGAAGTTTAATAGTTCTTAATCTTTCGCCTTGAATGCCATTAAAAACTTTTGGTTCGTGTCCTTCTTTTGTTAAAAATGATGCAATTTTTGTTGGAATAAAACTGTCTATCTCAAAATATACAACAGCATCACCAATATTAAATTCTCCTTTTTTAACAACAACTTTCCAACCTAAAACAGTTGCAACTTCAATAGCATCTGCACCCTCAATAGTATTAATTTCTACAATTCTTTGAATACTTGCTAAACTTCTTTTAATTTCTTCGCCCATTATTTTTCTCCTTTTTTAATTATTATAAATTAATGTTATTTATTTTATCTTTAAAATCTTTTAATTCTTCATCTGTTAATAATATTCCTGTTGAAAGAAAATAATCTTCTATTTCTATTAGCCATTTCTTTTTTGGTTCATATCTGACTATTCTTATTCTCATACTAAATATCCTTTTATGCCTTAAAGTTATATATAGGTTTAATAATATCTATTATTTCTATTGTATCTTCAACATATTTTATTATTTCTTCTGGATTCTTATAAGCCATTGGTGATTCGTCAAGAGTTGACTGTTTAACAGATGTTGAATAAATACCTTCCATTGATTTTTCAAAATCTTCTAAATTAATATTTTCTTTAGCTTTAGTTCTTGACATTAATCTTCCTGCTCCATGAGGAGCAGAATTATTCCAATCTTCATTGCCTTTGCCAATAGCAAGTATTGAACCATCTCTCATATTTAATGGAATAAGAACTTTTTCATCTTTATCAGCAGATATAGCACCTTTACGAACAAAATTTAATACATCAATATAATTATGAATAGTTTCAAAACATTGTATAAAATCTATATCTAAAAAGTTTTGTATTTTTTCATACATATAAAATCTATTCATAGAAGCAAATTTTTGTGCTACTTTCATATCATGAATATAATTTTCAAATAATCCACCTTCTAAAAAGGATAATTCTTTAGGAACACTATAAACATCTAATGCTTTTTGAGTAGCAATTGTAAATTCATCCTCTTCTACTTTAAAAGTTCCTTTATAAGAATTTAAAGAATTACGAATTTCACTTCTCTTTTTATCGCAATATATTTCTGCTTGTTTTTGATAATATGTTGCAATTTTATGTCCAAAATTTCTTGAACCAGAATGTATCACTAAATATTTATTATCTTCTTTATCTATATTAATTTCTATAAAATGATTTCCACCACCTAAAGAACCTATAGATTTTAAATGTCTTTCATATTTATCTATATCTCCTATATTTTTGCAAACATTATAAATATCATCTTCTAATGATTTAATTATTCTTGGTCTATGTTTATTTACTTCATTACCATGAGGTATATTATTTCTAATAAAATTATCAATCTTTGGCAAATCTAATTCTACTTTACCTAAATTAACAGTAAGCATTCCGCAACCAATATCTACTCCAATTAAATTAGGAATAACTCTATTATTTAATCTTGCAGTAAAGCCAATTACACATCCTTTTCCTGCATGAACATCTGGCATAATTCTTACAGGCATATCTTTAAATATAGGATGATTACAAACTTCATAGATTTGAGATAATGCTTCTTGTTCAACATTATCATTAAAAATTTTAGCTGTTGTGTATTTACCTATTATTTCTATACTCATTTTTATATTCCTTCTTATTAAACGCACCCTGTAGGAATCGAACCCACACCTTTTAGTTTGGAGCCAAACGTGCTACCATTATCACCAAGAATGCAAATTATTTAACTATATTTATAGTATAACATATCTTAAAATAAAAAGCAACATATTTTTAATATGTTGCTATAATTAATGAAAGGGGAAACGAGAAACATACACGTCAAATAATTGATAGTTTTTATGTTTACCAAAGGATACTATCATCCAATATATTAAAAATATTATTACGATTAATCAGCTTGGAGGATTACCACAGGTCTTACAAACCAAAACCATAAACCTTTTATCCAAGATTTTATAAACATATACCCTTTTTGCTTAGACTTTAAAACACCGAAGTGTTTATTTAATCTTTATATTTAGTCTTTAGTCTTGTAAACATTAACCTTATAAGCGTTCAAAATCCACCTTTAGGTGAGAATAAGCACAAGGCTTACCATATTTAAATACATTAATTTTGTATGATTATTTGCATAATCTAACGCTTCATCAGCAATGGTTGTTTAACCCAAAACCAAGGGAGTTCGAGTTCAGGTTTTCAATCAACCGTAATAATATTACTTTATACTTCTACTTTAGTTAGAGCATTTACTTCTGAAAGTTTAAAATCAACTTCTGATTCAAATGTAAATACTTCTTGTTCTAAGTCATTTAGTTTAGTAGCAATATCAAGAGGATTTAATACAGAACCTTGAAAATTCTTTTGAATTTGTTCAATAAATTCTTTACTTGAGCCTTCTTTTTCTTTTTGAGCTACATCTTGTTGACATCTTCTATTTTGTTCTTCTGCCTTGCTTGATGCTGTTGCAAAATCTTTTCTTAATTTATTAATTAAAGCTTTTTTCAAATCAATAGCTGTTTTCAAATCAATAGCTTCTGCTACTTTCATTGTTTTATCTGCAATTGTAACATCTGTTGTTGCATTAGCTAAAGTTAATTTAGATTTTAATGTTGTTCTTCTATCTAATAAATCTTTAATAGATTGAAAATCGCTATTAATTTCTTTTGTTCTTGTTTCTGTAGTTACTTTATTAACAAGTTTTTCTCCAACTAATACTTCTGCAAATGTTGATTCAGAAATTTTCTTTTCAATTCTTTTGTCTAAAATTTTTAATTCAGCTAAAATCTGTGTTAAACTGATTTTTTCTACTGTTACTTCTGACATATTCATTCTCCTATTAAATAATTAACATAATTGTATTTTTAAATCATTTATTTCCACACTTATTAGATTATCACCGCTTGCCTCTTTTAATAATTTTTTAAAGCCATCTTCAACATCCATCATATCATCATTTGATGGCATTCCATCTTCTTCAATAATCATTTCCATTTGTGCGGTTACTTTAAATTTCATTTTTATTTCCTTTATTATATATTTTAATTATAACATCTTTTAAAATAAAGTCAAGTGTTAAAATTCTTTCTTCTATATTCTCTTCCGTTTCCTTTATTTAAAGCTTTATATGTTTTTGTTAAAGAATGACAATTAGGACATAATAGAATTAAATTATCTTCATTATTATTCTTATAATTACCATCAATATGTTCTATTTCAAGTGGTATTTTGTTACTAAATGGATTAATTTCATTCCAACCACATCTTGCACATTTATTATCATATTTTTCAAATAAATATCTTCTAATAACAGAGGGTATTTTATATTGTTTTATTATATCATTAAATTTGCCTTGCTTCCAATCTTCAATTTGATTATTATATTGATATTTTTGCTGACATTTATGACTACAAAAATAATTAGAATTTCTATGTATTATATTGTTACAAAAAATACAATATTTATTATTTTTTCTTAATTTATTATTGTATTTTGCAGCACAACTATTATTACAAAATTTTTTATTTCTTTCTTTAAATTCTAATTCTTTTTCGCACAAGATACATTTATTTGGATTTTTATAATATGATTCTCTTTTTTCATCTAAAGATTCTACTCCAAATAATCTTCCATATTTTCTTCTTATAGCTTCAAGAGTTTTACTTGTTATAATTTTACATAATTCTTCTATAGATTTATTTTTATTATCATATAAAAGTTTTATTTCAAATTCTTCCCATTTAGACATTATTTTTATTACCAACTATTTATAAAAAGCTGGTGAGAGGAATTGAACCTCCAACAGACGGTTTACAAAACCGTTACTCTACCATTGAGTTACACCAGCATATTACCAGTTATTCTGTCTTCTCGTCCGAACTCTGGCAAACGATAACGCTAACACTTTCCTTTTCAGGATGGATTTTAATCCTATTTTCATAAGCTGTTAGATGCTTGTTCAGAAACTTAGGGAACTATGAAACAGGGAGAAACACCTAAGTTTAAATAATAGCGGAGGTGAGAATCGAACCCACAATACTCAAGCTTATGAGACTTGTCAGCCTACCAAGGCTTGTCTCCGCAATAATGGCATAAAGTATATGAGGGAGAAGGACTCGAACCTTCACTCAATACCTTCAAAGGGTACTGCTTTACCAATTAAGCTATCCCTCAATAATCGGATTATAGGGGAATTGAACCCCTGTTCTCAACGTGACAGGCTGATGTCCTAGTCCACTAGACGAATAATCCAAGTTGATAATTTACGATATTATCAAACGCTAATTTTTACTCTAATTAGTTAAAGAAATACTTTTTGTAGGTAGGCTATAGTAAATAAAACCCTGTTGCAACTAATTACATTGTGTGGAATCTAACCACTACTTCAGGTATGGCTAACCGAACATTGCCAATATGTTAAATGTAATCACCGAATTATAAAATTAATTAATAAATAGAACGGATGCCAGAGGACTTGAACCCCTATCGCCTTTGACAGCTACAGCAGTTTTCAAAACTGCTCTCTTACCAATTAGAGTAGACATCCAAACATTATTTATTTAATATGAAATAATTTTTTGAATCCATTAATTACTTTATTAAACCAAGATTCGGGAATAGTATTTGTAACTTGCTTAACAATTTCTGTAGTTTCTCCAACATTAGACTTGTCTGTTGGGTCTATTATACCACTTACTGCTTGAACTACCTCTTCTGTTTGCAATAATTTTTCTTTTGCATCTGACATAATCCATTATCTCCTATTATTTGTTATAAAGTGGGGTGACTGATGAGATTTGAACTCACAACAACTTGTTTCACAAACAAGGACTCTAACCAGTTGAGCTACAGCCACAGCGACCCACTAAAAATATGCTGTACGCAAACCATATTGATATTCTTTATGATGCGTTGGACATAAAATTTTTAGATTAGATAAATTATTATTATTTCTATTAGAATCAATATGATGAACTTCAAGAACATCTATAATATCATATCCGCAAATTTCACATTTATTCTTATAATAATTTAATGCTTTTTGTCTATAAGAACCTTTACCATTTAAATAGTTAGGGTTTTTTGCCCCATTTCTTAGTTTGTTAGCTACGCTTGATGAACAAGACCTAGAACAAAATAATTTTCCAGATTTACTTTTTTTTACTTCTGCTAAATTTCTACTTACTGGCTTTCCACAATTATTACAATTAGTTTTTATTGTTCCATGGCTGTCTGAATAACACTTGCGATTACAATATTTTCTATTTATATATTGTGTTTTAGATTCTTTATCTTGCTTAACTAAAGTTTTTTTACAAAATAAACATTTTCTATCCATATTAATCCTTATATTAAAAATGGTGCGTTAGGATGGACTCGAACCACCAATGTATCTCTACGGTTGGGTTACAGCCAACTGCCATACCATTAGGCGACTAACGCATGGAGGGTAAGGTTGGATTCAAACCAACGCATAGAACCTTTGCAGGGAACTGCCTTTATCACTTGGCTACTTACCCAAAAATAAATACTGCCTCGACAGGACTCGAACCTGTAGTAGCCTCCTTAACAGGGAGGTGCATTACCATTTTGCTACAAGGCAATAAGAATATAAATAACTTTGTATATAGGCAATGAATTGAACATGCTACGCTCCTGTTTTGCAGGACGCTCTACCGATGAGCTACTATATCCCTTCTTATGCTACTCACTACTTGACAGAGCTATAGTATCTTTCACCCTTCACATAAGTCCGTTTTACAAAGTTATTTTAATTATAAAATATAAATAACCAGACCTAACACTTATAGACTCATGTTTCGTTAATGTGATTGACCCTCCTATCAAGGGGATAATTTTCTATATATTTCTATATTACTAATTATCTCTCAACAACATCTGATTATTTATATTAAGTTTTCAAGGTACAATTTATTTTTTACTTAATTGTTCTGCTATTCCTTCAAAAGAGTTAGGTTTAAGTATTTTTACTATTAAACCTCTATCTTCTAAGTTCTTTACAAGTGCTTCAACTGAAAATAAATTCAGTATTTGTATATTATCTTTTTCCATGATATATTTAATTTAAAACTACGCTATATGCTTCAAACTCTTCAACTATTACTTCTTTTAATGTCATAGAATAATTTAATGATTCTACTTCTTTAGTGCAAGTATCAGAAACTTGATTGTTTTCCATAATTCTATTATATAGATGATTTAGTTTTTCTTTTCTTGTTCCTAATCTTTGCAAATCTGAATCAATGGCTATGATTGTTTTTGCTATTTGTTCTATTTTTTCTTTATTCATTTTGATAAATCCTCTTTATTATATATTTATTATAACATATTTTAAAATTATGTCAAGCCCATTTTTTTATTTAATAAAGATAAATTTCCATTTTTTATGAGTTTTCTTTTTATGCAATAGGCATTGATTTATATTTTTACTATTTAAATCATTTTCTCTTGCAAATTCAGATTGATTATTGCTTATAAATTCTTTTCCATCTGGAGAAATAGCTTTGAAAAATTTTTGGGTCTTCCATATTATTTTATTCCAGTCTATTCCTCTTCTATTTCCATGTTGCTCTTCGTCAGTAGCCCATCTACAATTATCTAAAGAATAGCCTAAATCATTATTTATTCTGTCTATAGAAGTATTATTCTCTTCAAAATCTTTACAATGTTCTAAATAACTCTCATACATATCATCTTTGAAATTATTAAAAGATTCTAACCATTTATCACATATTTTAATATCATGTTCTCCGTAATATTTATAGGCAGGATGATTTTTATTTAAACATCTTTGTTTCATTCCTTGCCATATTTTATAAAATCTATTATAAATATTTTTCCTATTCATTCCATGTTTTAAAAGATGACTAGAATCTCTTAAACATCCACAAGATTTAGTATTGCCAGATGTTAAATTACCTCCTATTGCCTTTATTAAATTTCCACAATCGCATTGACATAACCAGATAGATTGACCTTTATCAGTACGTTGTAAAAATTTTACAACATTTAATTTTTCAAACTTTTGTCCAGTTAAATCTTTTTTAATCATTATTAATCTAATCTACATTTACGATTAAGAAGGGCTAATAAATCTCCACCAGAATCTTTACCAACTGTATTAACAGAAACAACTAATTGATTATGGCTACTTCTTATTCCAGTCATTTCTAAACAAGGTGAAAATCCACTACAAACACTAATTTTATCTTTGCCTTTATCTCTTTCAATTACTTTAAATTTACCAGATAATACAGCTCCAGTAATCATTGCAGGAATAAAAGTTTGTGGAACTTCTAAACTTTCAACTTCTTTTTTTTGTTTTGATTTATTCATATCTTTACTCCTTTAAATCTTATGTATTAATAATAACATCTGATAAAATAAATGTCAAGTGCTAATTTCATATGGAGATATATAATATTTACCAACAACATAATCTGCGTAAGATACTTTGCCTTTTTGATGATATATTTTTATATTTGAATCGTCTTTTGCAGTCAACCAATAATATTTACAAGTTTTATATTTTTCTTCATATCTATATTCTTGACCTTCTTTTACTTTAATATTATCAAGAATATATTCACTTTCATCTAACTCTATAAAAGCACCATAATCACCTATTATAACTTCATTATAATCATAAGCAATTAAAGTTCCAGATAAAGTATATAAAGGTATTTTATAATCTTCTGGTTTAATTCCAACAAAAAACTCTTTTATAGGGCTTGTTTTAAGTGCTTCAAAATATTTATCTTGAACTTCATAAGATAAATGCTCTGGTAACTTTTTATACTTATATTTTAAAGCTAATTCTTCTTGAAATTGTAACATTAGTAATCAATTCCTTTTTTATAAATTATTTGATTGCTTGTAGCTAATTTTATATTAAACTGAATATTATCATCTGTTAAAAGCTCTTTATCATATTTTCCTATTTTAATATAATCACAATAACATTTAATATTATTTGGAACATCTTCTAAATTAAGCCTTGTAAATAACCATATTTTTTTATTTAATAATGATGATTCTCTTAATAAGTGTCTTAAGGCATAAATATCTTGATGTAGCGGTTCGCCACCAACTATAAATATGTTATCAATTAAATTATCATAATCTTGTATATATTTTTTGATATTATTAATAGTTTGTTCTGAATATTCTTCTCCTACTTCAAATGATTGTAATTCTGGATTACAGCATCCGTCACAAAAAGGCGGTAAACAACCAGATAAGAATATGTCAATAGATTTTTGAGCTATACTGTATTCTATAAAAACTATTTTCATAAATAATCCTCATTAACATATTCCCATGTGAGACCGCAAGCTGTTTTATAAATGCCCCTGCAAGCATTACTTATAGTTCCTTTATGAATATTATAAAACCTTGAAGCTTCATTTATACTATTAAATATTTCATTTTTATTATTTTTAATTACTTTATTTGTTTTTTGAGATTTTTTTATTTTTTCTTTATGCTCGCTTGAAAATACTTTCCCCTTTTTAGCTTCACTCATTTTAATTTTTGTTTCTAAAGATAATTTTTTGTCTTTTATCCAAGTGGTTTTTCCTTTTTTAACTTTGCTTAAATTATTTTTATGTTCTTCTGATAAAATTTTACCTTTATGACTATTTGAAATTTTATTTTTTTGTTCTTCCGTAAATTTATAGCCTAATGTATTCCCAGCAATTTTACAAATATTATAGCCATTATCTCTATTATAAGACTTAAATTCATTTATCCAATATTGTTCTCTTCCTATTAATAAATATTTATCTTCAATATATTCTATAATTTCAAATATAAAGTTTTCTTCTCCATATTTATTATATGAACTTTGAAGATGAATATTTTTATGAATATTTTTTTTTAATTTATTAAAATGTTCTTTTTTTCTTTTATATAAATTAACACTACTACCAATATATATTTTATTATTTATTATATTTATAATTTTATATATTCCAGTATTATCCATTAATATTAATTCCATTGTAAAATTGACGATTAGGAAAGTCTAATTCACGCCTTTCTTTAATCCAATTTTCTACTTTTGTAAGAAATCCTACAACACGAGTATATTTACCTACTATTTTTTTATTACACATAGGGCAAATATTAATATTTCCAACACTCATATGTCCTTGTTCGCATTCTTGTAAAACGTAGTTAATGGCGAAATATATTACTCCCATTTTAGCAGAAGTTATAATTAAGTTTTTCATAATTTCTACATCTGTTATTTCTTGGTCAATGTTTAAATGACAAATACTGCCTCCAGAAAAATGTTTGTCAAATTTTGATTGTAAAGTAATTCTATCTAATATATTCACTTTTTTTATTAATGGAATAAATTGATTAGAATAAAATTTATAATTTATATTAATGCCTAATTGATAATCCAACTTTGCTAATTTTATAGCTACATTTTCTGCTGGTATTTGCTCTGCATTATGAGGATTTTTAAATCTTCTTTGAAGTGCTTTATTTGTTTCATTAATAGTATTTAATATTTCTAAAACAAAATCTTGTCCTTCTTCTGTCATAATATCAAAGCCAAGAATTTCTAAAGCTTCATAGAGTCCAACAACTCCAAAAGTAGAGTATTGTTTTTTAATATCCATATATCCTAAAGAATAAATAGGATGGCTACCAAACCTAATAGTTCTATTAACTATGTTTCTTTTAGCATTATTAACCTCTTGACAATCAATAACAAGTTGTTTTAATTTATTTAAAAAATTATATTTATAATGAGATTTTTCAAAATCCATATATTCATAATCTTTGCAAACCATTTCAGCTAATTGAGGTAAATTACCAGTACAAACACCTAATGAACCTATCTTAGAACTTCCAGCTCCGAATGAGTTAAAATATTCATTATCTTGTTCACTTCTAAGTCTGCAACAAGAACTTAATGTACTACTTTTACCACTATAAATATTTATAAATCCAAATTTTAAATTTTGCTCTGCAATATATTCTACAAAATCTAAATCTTGAATATTATTATCTTCATCTACTGCAAAACAAGCTGTTGTAATAGGGAATGTAAGAGGCTTTCTTTCCATTTCTCTATTCATAATTTCAAGATAAGTTTGTTGTACTTTTTTAACAACATGCATTTGTGCAGAGTATGTTCCGTCATCTCCATGTTCTAAATCTAAAACATATGCAGGAATCATTTGTTCTAAAAACTTTTCATCATATACAGATACGTTTGAAAATAAAGATTGTGAACCTCTATATGGTTGATTTAATCTATATATGAATCCTGTTAATATTGATTCTAAATATTTCCAACAATCATCATTATCTTTAAAGAAGAAATGTGCATCTGATTCTGATTCAAGAATCTTGGACATATAAATAGAGATTACAATAAGTAAATCTGCAAGTCCTGTAGCTCCAAGTGTACTATTCCCTGCTATTAAAGAGAATAATTCTATTTGTCCAAGAAACGCCATTAAACTTTTAGGTGGCTTGCTTCCACCTCTACCATCAAATACACTTGGAATACCTAATAAAGCAGTATCATATGTTGAATAATTAAAACAATAGGGCATTGACGAGGAAAAACCACTAAAATCATTTACATATATTCTACCACTTATTTGAGATTCTATTATATGTTCTGCATATTCTTTGCTTCTATTTTTACAAAGTTCTTTCCATAGCCTATAATAACTATTTACCAACTGCATTGGCTTTGACATTTCTATTCTATGAGATATTACAGATTTGTCAGAAACATTTGCATTAGCATCTACAGAAATATCAGATGTTGAACTTGTATTAAAAAAACTTTTAGACATTTCATTTATATCTAATTGTTTACCTATACCATTTAAATCAAAAATATCTTCACCGTATTTTGCTTTTAATCTATCCATAAAGTCTTTAAAAGCTTTAACATAGGAAGTTGTATGCCAAAAATCTATTCTATTAACCACTTTTATTATCCTTTTAATGCAACTCTTAAACAATCATTGCAAATGTATTCGCCCAAAGTTTTAACATCTTCTTTTTTAGCTTTTACTAAAGATTTTGTTGCCTTACATTTACATTGAACTTGTTTCCAATTTATTTCTCCACCAGAAACATAAACATCTCCATTATGTTTTGATGGATATTGTCTATTGCTTCTATATTTTCTAGCATTTCTAACACCATACCATCTATTATCTCTCATAGATTCAAGAAATTCTTTTCTCATTTCTTCTTTTGAATTCTTCAATGCTTAATTCAAGCTGAATGATTTTGTACCCCTTTGATTTAAGCTCTTGTAGAAGCAGCGGATTACAATAACT